GTTAGCAGGAATAACTATTGGATATTTAATTTTTATACTATGAAAAAAAGAAACGAAGAACGAGAATTTTACGCTGCATTAGGTACAATGATACTCATTACCGTAATCAGCATTACATTAATTATAGCATTTATTAGTAACATATAAACCCAACATAATGGAAAACAAAACAAACACAGGAGCAATCTTTAAGAACGACAAAAAGACGAATGAGAAACAACCTGACTACAAAGGAAAGGTAAACGTAAACGGCAAAGAAATGGAAGTGGCTTTGTGGGTAAAGCAAGGAAAAAACGGAAGTTTCTTTTCAGCATCATTTAGCGAGCCGTATGTAGCGCCAGAACGATTCCCTATTGGAGATAGTATTGACGATGACCTACCTTTCTGATATGTACATAAACGATGAAGACCTACGGAAGCAGATACATAAACTCCTACTTACCCGAACACGAAACCAAATCGTAGAGGACATTAAATTATTAGGATACAAGATGCACCACTTCCAAGTAAACAACTTTCTCAACGGAAAAGACGTAACCTTGTCAACATTACACAAGTTAGATAAGTATGTAAGCCGAGAGATTTACTTAAATGGATTAGAGCCACTTTAACAGGTGGCTTTTTTTTGTAGGCAACTTGTTAGATTAAAATATAGTCATATATTTGTTTAGAATTTAACCAATGAACGCACTAACTATCTTATCGAAATATCACAAGGAGTGGCTAAATATAGTCCGTTTATTTGGTGATAACGAGTTTGCTGAAGACATCGTACAAGATGTGTACCTGAAAGTCCATCAGTACAATTACTACGAAAAAATAGTAATAGACGGAGAGCCTAACAGAGCATTGATGTGGATACTACTGCGAAACACAACGTATAAAGCCAACAAAACTGCATCTAATGACTTATCTATTGAGGTAGTAAGGGATTTAGCACAAGAGGAGTTAGAGCTACTTAAACACGAATCATTAGAGAACATTTACGACAGAGTAGAGAATGAGATTAGTAGTTGGGATTGGTACGACCAAAAGCTATTCAGGATATATAAAGACGAAAGAAAGCCAATGCGTCAAATATCCGATGAGACTGGTATCAGTTTAAAGTCTATCTTCTTAACTATAAAGTCTTGCAAAGAAAGAATCCGCCAATCGGTAGGCGATGATTATACCGATTTTTTAAACGAAGAATTTGAATTAATTTAATATGGCAAAAAGAAAAGCAACAGGTTTAGGTGATACAATCGAACAAATCACGGAAGCCACAGGAATCAAAAAGTTAGTAGAGTTTGTAGCAGGTGAGGACTGCGGATGCGAAGAGCGTAAGAAGAAGCTCAACGAATTATTCCCTTACCGAAACACGAACTGCTTAACGGAAGAAGAATACCAATGGCTAACTGAAACCAACGTACTTACTCAAGACACATTCAAACCAAGTGAGCAAACCAAACTAATTGCAATTTACAACCGAGTATTTAATCTACGTCAAGAGCCTACATCTTGTGCATCTTGCTTTAGAGAACTGGTATTCAAAATGCAGAAAGTTTACGCTGAGTACGAGAAATGAGATACTACATATTAGACTACGGCAAAGACTTGATTGAGTATGCTCACGGAATATCTGAGAGGATACGAAAAGACGGACACCACTTAATCGAATACTTTACAGATGCCGATGGTTTAATGTGTTTAGAAGAGATAACAGAAGACGAATTTTTAGACCACTTTAAAAAAATAAAAGATGCCTATACCGACTCCACTACCAAAGGAGCAGAATAACGAGTTTATTCAAAGATGTATGATGGATGACACAATGTCAAGAGAGTACAGAGACATTGACCAACGCTACGCAATATGCAGAGAACAACTAACAAAACACGAACAAAATGCAAGTAAGCAAAGTAAAAATAAGCGAGGTTAAAACAAACCCGAAAAACCCAAGACTAATTAAAGACGACAAGTTCAAGAAGTTAGTCAAATCGATACAGGAGTTTCCGCAGATGCTTGAGCTACGACCTATCGTAGTAGATGAGAACAACATCGTGCTTGGTGGCAATATGCGTTTAAAAGCGTGTAAGGAAGCAGGGCTAAAAGAAGTATTTATTGTCAAGGCAGAGAACCTAACCGAGCTGCAAAAAGACGAATTCATAGTCAAAGATAATGTAGGCTTTGGAGAGTGGGACTGGGATATGTTAGCTAATGAATGGGATACCGAAAAGATAAATGATTGGGGTTTAGACTTACCAGTTGATTTAAGTGTTCAAGAAGTACTCGAAGCTGAGGAAGATGATTACGAAGTTCCAAACGAGATAAACACGGACATAGTATTAGGAGACTTATTCGAGATAGGAGAACACCGTTTACTCTGTGGAGATAGTACGGATAGCGACCAAGTAGCTAAGTTAATGAACGGAGAGAAAGCTGATATGGTATTTACAGACCCTCCTTATGGTATTAAAGTAGTTGGAAAGAATGGTAAAGTAGGAGGTGATAATTTAGCAAAAAATGGAGTATATGCAGAAATTATTGGCGATGACACAACGGATACAGCTAAAGAATTTTATCAAACTTGTAAATCTTTAGGTTTTGATAATTACATTATATGGGGCGGAAACTATTTTACTGATTTTTTAGAACCAAAACCTTGTTGGATAATTTGGGATAAAAGAGGAGATATGAATAGCAATAATTTTGCTGACGGAGAAATGGCTTGGACTTCATTTGATAGCCCAGTAAGAATAAAAAAACAGATTTGGAATGGAATGATAAAAGAAGGAGAGAGAGGTAAAAGAGTTCATCCAACACAAAAGCCAATTCAATTATGTGCTGATTTAATACAAGAGTACACAAAAGGAAATAATGTTTATGATGGTTTTGGCGGTTCAGGTTCTACAATGGTGGCTTCTCATCAAATTAATAAAAAATGTTTTATGATTGAAATGAGCCCAAATTACTGCCAAGTAATAATTGACCGAATGAAAAAACTTGACCCAAGTTTAGTTATTAAGAAGAACGGAGTTGAAATTAAATAACAGCGAAACTACAGCGAAATGCCAAACCCTGAAAATATAGAGAAACATAAGTTCGAAAAAGGCGAAAGCGGAAACCCTAACGGAAGACCGAAAGGAAGTAAGAACCGAAGCACAATAGCACGTCAATGGCTTGAGGTAAATCAAAACCTTAAGAACCCTTTGACTGGAGAAACTGAAACAATGTCTCAGGAGGACTTAATGACTTTGGCTTTAATCAAGAAAGCACGAGAAGGAGATGTTGCGGCATACAAGGCTTTGATGGATTCAGGTTACGGAGCACCAGTTCAGCAGATAGAGCAAACAATTTTAGAACAACCTTTATTCCCTGATGTTCAAGAGAACGACATCAATAAATAAAATACTCAGCTTAAAAAAGCGAGTTAAAATCATTCAGGGTGGTACTTCGGCAGGTAAGACTTTCGGAATACTACCCGTTTTGATTGACAAGGCAATACGCTATCCAAACACGGAAGTAAGCGTAGTAGCTGAAAGCATACCTCACTTGCGCAGAGGTGCTTTAAAAGACTTTCTCAAAGTAATGAAATGGACTAACCGATACATAGACGAGCAGTTCAATAAATCACTACTTACCTATCAATTTAAAAACGGAAGTGTAATTGAGTTCTTTAGTGCAGACGATTCATCTAAACTTCGAGGAGCAAGGAGAGACATCTTATATATAAACGAGTGTAACAACGTAACCTTTGATGCCTACCTTGAGCTTTCCATTCGTACAAAAAAAGAGATTTACCTTGACTTTAACCCTGCAAATGAGTTTTGGGTACACACCGAACTAAAAGACGAACCCGATGCAGATTTCATCATCCTTACCTACAAAGATAACGAGGCTTTAGATGAATCCATAGTCCGACAGATAGAGAAGAACCGTGATAAGGCAGCTACTTCTAACTATTGGGCAAATTGGTGGCGAGTGTATGGTCTCGGAGAAGTTGGTTCTTTAGAGGGTGTAGTATTTGACAATTGGAAGGAGATAGACAAAGTTCCTGATGATGCAAGATTGGTAGGTATAGGGCTTGACTTCGGATACACGAATGACCCTACTGCTGCTATTGAGGTTTATAATTGGAACGGAAAACGAATAGTAAACGAAATTGTTTACCGCACAGGAATGCTCAACTCGGATATCGCTAAGATACTGCCGTCAAGCGTTACTATCTATGCTGATTCCTCAGAGCCTAAATCTATTGATGAGATACGCAGGTTCGGAAAGACGATTAAAGGCGTTACAAAGGGCAAGGATTCGATTAAATACGGAATAGATGTAATGCAACGTCAGGAGTATTTAGTTACCAAGCAAAGCACAAACCTCATTAAGGAGTTGAGAAGCTATTGTTGGGACGTAGATAAACACGGAGTAAGGCTAAATAACCCTGCAGGAGGAAACGACCACGCTATTGACGCACTTAGATACCACGAGATGGAGAATCTCGGCTTAAATTCAAACTATGGACAATACGCAATCCGATGAGTTGCCTCGTATGAAAGCAATAGTAGAGGAATACATCTACAAACGAACTGGCAAAAAGGTACATATTGTCTTTAACGATGTGTTTAGTATGCGTAAACATTCTCAAATGTTAGCACAAGCATACTCTTATGTCCTTGCTCAAGAATACAAAAACGATTAATTGACTTATAACAATATGGAAATCCAAGTAAAAGTACCTACCTCACTAAATGAAATCCCACTTAAACACTATGTGGACTTTCTAAACGTGCAGAAAGGTTCTAACGATGAGGAGTTTATTGCTCAAAAAATGATTGAGATTTTCTGTGGTATCCGTTTAGCTGACGTTGCTAAGATTAAACTTACCTCGCTCAATGAAATGGTGCTACATTTTACAAATCTATTCTCAGCAAAGCCTGAATTTAAGCAGACGTTTAAGATTGGTGATATTGAGTTTGGATTCATTCCTAATCTTGAGGAGATTTCTTTTGGTGAATATGTTGACTTAGAGAATCACTTGCAGAGTTGGGAAACGTATAACAAAGCTATGGCGGTTATGTACCGACCTATAAAAACACGAAGTAAAGACAAATACGAACTCTACGAGTACACACCAAGCAAAGACCATCAGGAGTTAATGCAGTTTGCTCCATTGGATGTTTGTATAGCAGCATCGGTTTTTTTTTACAATTTAGGAAGCGAGTTACTGACGGCTACCCTGAACTATTTGGAGAAGAACCTGAAGAAGGACAAGAGCCTGTCAACGACTTTAGCGAAACAACTCAATTTGCCAAGCGATGGGGATGGTATCAAAGCATATATGGACTCGCTAAGGGAGACGTTACTAAGTTCGATGAGATTACCAAACTTAGACTTACTAAATGTCTTACCTATCTCACCTTCGAGAAGCAAAAAAACGAAATCGAAAGACGGCAACTTGAAAGACAATTAAGAAGATGACAGGATTTTACAAAGTATTAGAATTAATTAAGTGGCATTTTGACAATGACCCTATCGTAAACACAACTACGGAAGGAGACATTTTTGAGGTGGACTTGAACAAGCAAACAATCTTTCCGCTTGTACACTTAATGACCAACAACGTATCTTTTGAGACTAACGTAGTACGCTACAACTTATCGTTGATTGCGATGGATGTAGTAAACATATCAAAAGAGGCGACTACTGATTTATTTAGAGGCAACTCAAACGAGCAGGATGTATTAAACACTCAACTGGCAGTATTGAATCGTTGCTACGATATGATGCTACACGGCAACCTGTGGGATTTAGAGTTTGTAGTTGACGGCAACCCTAACTGCGAACCATTCGTTGAGAGATTCGAAAACAATCTTGCAGGATGGACAATGACATTCGATGTCTTGATTCCTAACGAGATGACCGTCTGCGATACGAGCGGTTACTCACCTTTCTGTCAACCTGCAACGGTAACGAACTCAGACCAAAGTTACACGGCATCGGTAGCAAGCGGAGCGGTATTGACTTTGCCTGACACGACATTCAACGTACAAATAGACGGAATCCAAGTAGCAACATCTACTTACCCTACTTTAAGCACACAAACATTAAATCTGATATGGCAGTAAATATTAACATACCATCACAAGTAAAAACCTACGCTAATTTAGCTGCATTCCCTGCCTCAGGGAGCTTAAAAACTATTTACATAGCTGAGGACACAAACAAGACCTATCGTTGGACAGGAATCGTCTATGTAGAAATCTCTGCAAGCGCTGCAATGACTTGGGGACAAATCGGAGGCACGCTTTCCAACCAAACGGATTTACAAAACGCCTTAGATGCCAAAGTCCCCACCACTCGCACCCTAACAATAAACGGAGTAGCACAAGACCTCTCCGCTGACAGAACGTTCACGATTGCAACAGGCTTAACAGTCGGCACTACACCGATATCTTCGGGTACAAACGGAAGAGTATTGTTTCAAGGTACGGGGAATGTGTTGCAGCAGAGTTCGTCTTTATTTTGGGACTCAACCAACAACCGCTTGGGGATTGGGACGAGTACGCCTGCTTTTGGTTTAGATGTTATAGGGGTTATAAAAGGAAATGCCGTTCAAACACAATTTGGATTTGAAAACACGGGAGCAGATTTTGCCGTTTGGAATAGCTCAAATAACACGGGTTATATTCGTTTTATCACGCAAACATCAAGCGCTCAGGCTGAAAGAATGCGCATTGGGAACACAGGCAACGTCCTAATAAACACAACAACCGATGCAGGCTTCCGTTTAGACGTCAATGGCACTGCGAGGGTGCAGGGGAACGTAACCGTTAGTGGAAATACAACCATTACGGGTTCGTTTATTGCTAATTCAGCGGGAACAGGATACGAAGGGTATAAAATCCAAGATGGTGCAAACGCACGTTTTGTTGCAGAAAGATTAGTCACCAACTTTTTGGGAATAGGTCACAATTCAAGTGCAGGCAGATGGGATGATGTTATAGTCGGAGCAGCGCAAAGATTGTATTTTTACACAGGCGCATCTGAAAGAGCAAGATTCGCAGCGACTACAGGCAATTTACTCATCAACACCACCACAGACGCAGGCTTTAGACTTGACGTTAACGGGACTGCGAGGGTGCAGTCGGGCTTCCAAGCAAACGGGAATGTACTCTTTGGTACGTCAAATGGTTTTTATTGGGATAGCGCAACTCAAAGATTAGGAATTGGAACAAATAGCCCTCAAGCCTTTTTGCATTTTAACAATGCAGTAGGAGAAAAGATACGAATGGAAACGGCAGGAACACTATCGAATTTCATTAGTATTTACAATTCAGGTGTTTCACTTGGCTACATTGGTAAAGCAAATACCACGACGGACTTGTATTATATGAATAGCAGTGCGGCTAACTTAATCTTTGGAACAAATAATATTGAGCGTATGCGCATAAAATCAAATGGCGTTATCAATATGTCTGCAATACCAACCTCAAGTGCAGGACTTTCAGCAGGCGACCTATGGAATGACGGAGGAACATTAAAAAT